GTATTGAACACAGCAATATTTTTGCTGAGAACAAGCGCGTCTTGGAAGCCTTCGAGGATGTCCTCAAATGCTACACGCTCTTCCTTCGAAAATTCATTGGGCATGATTTATCCCCTTTTTGAACGTTTGTAGGCAACTACTTTAGAGAAGTCGCCAGTCTTTTCAGCTTCACTACGAAGCCTTTCCAAAGTGTTATCAACAGCACCGGAAGGCTTACTGTTGCCATTGATACGCGTTTCAGGAACAGTTGACGGCTTTTTGGTAGTAACTTTCAGTTGACCCTCCAATTTTGCGATTGCAAAGGCAAACTTTACTGGATCTTTTATAGCTGCCATTTCTTTTGCTTTTGCTTCATTCTTGCCAAGGGCATATATTACAAGCGCCGCGTCAGTAGCGCCATGTACTATAATGCCTTGCTGCACTTGGTCCAGTACGTCAAGTGCTACAGCTTCAACGTCGTCAAAATCTTGAGCTTTGAAGTTTGCTTTGGACTGCTTGTAAGTTTCAAGTTTCTGTTGCCAAGCCTTTTCAGCGTTCTCAGACTCAACTTTAGCTGCATTAGCTCGTTCGTCGGCCTTCTTCTTTTTGTCGTACCAAGTTGTTAAGGCCTGCTCATACTTGGTAGTGTCATAATCACAGTTTTCAAGTGTAGGCTTTTCGCCTAACTCTACTTCCTTCGGCACTACCTCTTGAAGCTTTTTCTTCGTCTCTTTAAGCTCGCGCTCAAGTTCACGATTCCTCTGGCGTACTTTCTTAACCCAAGCTGGGGCTGCCGCTTGCTCTTCCTCAGCATCGTCTGCTGGCTCATCGCCGATAGACACAACCACCTCTTCTTGAGGTTCAGTCTGGGATTCTGTTGACGCGTCAGTTTCTACTACGTCAGCAGCAGCTCCAGTTTTCAGAGTATCTTCGTCGATTTTCGGCGCTCCATCTTCTCCAGGTAACATAAAATTTCCTTTCCTCACCTATTTGATTAAAGTGCCTAGGCGGGTAGCACTAAGGATTTAACTCTTTATAATGGCCGCAATAATGCCAGCCAATACAAACACGCCACCTACAACGCCAGTGACGGCTTGTTCACCAACACCAGCCATGTAGAGTGCAACTGAGCCTACTGCAACAGCAGCAACTCCGCCCCACTTAAGAACCCGCTTGTCCACTTGATGCCTCCTGTTTAACACCATTCATTTCACTAGCTAAGCGCAAGGCTTGATCTGTACTGGCCATATCTACGCCTGCTAATGTCTCAATGGTCTTAGCTTTAGTAAGCTCAGTCTCTGCCATAGTCTTAAGCGTGCTTACTCTCGCTTTGGTGGCATTTGCAGTAGCTTCTTCAGCCATAGCTTCTAGTGCTTGATCCTGTGGTGTCTTTTTATTTGCTGCAGCTTCCATAGCCTCTTTCTCTTCTTCATTAGGCTCAAGTGCACCAATACGCACTAGTTTCTTGCGGAAGTATTCACGTATGTCAGTCAAACCTTCGCCTTCCATATTCATAATAGCCATAGCCTGTAGAACTTGCTGTGTCTCAGGGTCCTGTGTAACTTGCATCATGCCTGTAATAGCTCTTACAGCAGATTCACGCCTAGATACAGACGACGGACCTACATCAACAGCTACGTCAAATGAGGCTCGACTTAAATCATTCTCGTTTATTAGCGCACCATCAGTCTGGGCTTTTCCTGGTTTAAGCAGCTCTACTTGCTCTATTTCATTAGAAGGTCCAAGTACTTTCATCTTGCGTTTAGGCTCTACATAAAGGTCTTTTGCCATAGAAAGCCATATTTCGCCTATTCGACGAATAGCTTTTGCAAAATTTGATATGTAGATAAACGATTGCATATCCATGCGAGTCTGTATCATTTCAACAGCTTTGCCAGATATGTTAGACAGCATCTTGTCAGCTTCTTGCTGATTGCCTAATATTGATTGCATGTCAGCTTCAGTAAGCTGAAGTAAGGCAGCCAAAGCTTGAGGTATGTCAGGTGACTCGGTGTAAGCAATAGGACCAGCAGGCATTGGATTGCCGTCAGCACCTGTTATAGGATTAACCAGTAAGTAAGGATAATTCTTTATGTTATCCTCAGCCCACATCAACTGGTGACCAGCAATTTGTTCAGGAATAAATATAGGCTTCTTTACACTTGATAACGAACTTATTTCGCCAAGTTTAGACAATTGCATATTCTTCAAACGTTGGGCATCTTTACAAAGACGTACATGTCCCATGCAGCGTTCAACATTATCAATAAACCAGCGCTTGCCATAAGTTGGCACAATGGGAATACACTTGCCTGCTATAAAGCCTGAATCCTCAAGTATACTTTTACCTGACATTATATACTTATGCACCCTTGGGCATTTAATATGGCGTCGTTTTTGCTCAGTATAGCCAGTGCTTTCTAATTCGTCAAGACGTTCAGCATCAAGTTCAGACAGTTTAATTTTAAGTTCGTCGCCAGTTGTGCCAACAAAAGTAATAAGCCAATCGCCTTCGTCCTCAATTCTATAGTATTCGGCAACAAACACTACATCAGGAGTAAGCCAATCAAACTCACTTTGGTGCACGTCCTTAGGCCACGAAGCGAGGTCTTCGTCCCACGTTTCTTCAAAAGCATTGCGCGTCATTGAGTAAAGCACAAAGCAGAATTTGGCGTCAGCCTTGTCCTGTCGCTTAGAGTCTAAGTCAAAGAATACAGACGAATCAGCGTCATATATAGGTTCAATGTGAATGCGTTGCTGTTCATTGTCTGGGTCCTCTTCATCTTCATAAACAGCCCTAAGTCGCATAGCACCAAAACCGCCGCCTACAGCCTCTTCAAAGGCGTTGTCATAAGCTTCTTCTGCGCCTGAATCGTGCTCGTCAGCCCTAAAAAGACCATCGCATGTGTCAGCTAGTTTGTCATCTTTTGTGCCATCTTTAGACACAAAGTCAACAGAAATGCGATTATTGCGATATTCGTTAATTATACGAATAACAGCAAGATGTATTTTGTTAACTTCAAACTTAGGCTTATTCTCAAACTGCTCGCCTAATTCGCCTTCCCACTGTGCGCCTGCTATAGAATAGAAACGCCTGTCTTGTAAACACTGTAAACGCTCATCGCGTAAAGCAGATTGTATCCTATTAAAGGCAGTAATAGCCTCAGTATGAATTTTTGTAAGTTTATCTTCTTTGCTAAGCCTGCCCATTATGCGCTCCTGCCCCATTTAGCAATTACAGGAATTGTGTCAACATTACCAATAGGCTTTTGTTTTGGTTTAGTAGTAATTACTTCAAACAAAGCATAACGTGCACTATCAATAGTGTGATTATCTTTGTCTGGATACTTGCTTATTGTCTGACCTTCACGATTTACTTCCAAAGCATAATTAACAAACTCTTTAGCAGCTAATGGACATGCTATTGGGTCAATCACTATTTCAGCCAAGTCAGCTAACCACTTTATGCCATGCTCAACAGAACCAGATGGCTTATCCGCGCCCATAATCTTCAAACCAAAGTCGTTCCTGAGCTCGTCAATACTTTTGGGTTCTGACTTATCAGCCATTGTCAAAGTGCGCTTCTGGTCAACAGTCATCTTCTCTGATAAAGCCCTATTAGAAATGCCTAAACCACTGATTTCCTCAAAAATGTATAGTTTTCTGTATTTTGAGTCATAATGACATCTTAGGAAAGCTAAAGGATCATTGGCATAACCAAAATCGAGACCTTGATAAATTTTGTCAAACAAAGTCTTTTCATAGTTGCTTATAACTTTCAAACTAACATTATTAAATACTTCAAGCCCAGTTCCGACCTCTTCGCCAAGATACTCATGCCTAAAAGCTGATTCATTGCTTTCCATCAGATGTTTAGCATCGTTCAAGAAACGCTCGCCTAGCCACTCTTTCGGCACGTCTCTATAGTCAGAGGTATGTACATACCGACCCTGTTTAGGTATCTTTACTTCTTTGTTCACCCACGCGCGTGCACTCTTAGGCGGGTTATACGAAAACATTGCAATCTGCTGGCCACCGTTGCCTCTGAATACAGACTGCATGATAGAACGCAATTCTTCCATTGAGCCATACTGATCAACTTCTTCTGCCCAAAATAGCTTTATGTAGCCATGTCCAACGTTGATTGATTTTGCTTTAAGTGGATTGTCTACACCTCTAAACAAGATGCGCTGACCTGTCAACTGATTTACAGCCTGCATAGGCGAAATCATGAACCGCCAAAACCTATCAAAACCAAGTTTGTCAGCAGCCCATTGCATCTGGCCATAAACAGAGTCGCGAAGTTCATTGTCATAACGTCGCGAAATAAAAGCATGTGCATTGTGATCTTTGTTTAGCATTAGCAAAGTAGCAACTGACAAGTAAGACGACTTGGTGGAACCTCGTCCGCCTTTACACCAAAGCTCGTCTATCTTGCCGCCCATCAATTCGCGATGAAGTTTGTGAAAACTAGGCGCTATGAGGCTAGACAGACGTACTTCGGTTGTATTACTTGACATCGTCAATCACCGTTACTGTTACATTGCCTTGTAACGTCAACGGATCGTCGCGGAAACGTTTAGGATACAATGTGCGACCTAGTTCTTTCAAAGCTGACAAGCGAACACCTTCGCTAGTGGCATTTTTAGCCAAAGACCTAAAGTCGCTCATTAGTTCTTCCTGTATCTTTGCATCACATACAGTTAAACGAGCTAACAGGTCGGGATCAGTAGCAATTGCTTTGGCTTCATCCTCTGTCAAAGCTACAAGTTTGAGGGCAAGTTCAAGGTCGAGTACTTTCTCATAGGCTCGATAGACTTGTTCGAGCTTATTGGAGTAGTTAGAAAAAGCATTATCGCTCAAAGTACTATACCTCTATTATCATTATAAGATAGATTTTTGATAATTGATAGAGGCAGAATTAAAATTAAATATAA